ATTTCGCCACCACAAATAAATTAGCCGCTATGAGTTTTTGAGGGCTGTTTGCTGCATCATTTATTATGGCAATACTTTACGCGACATCGAAGAAGGACGCAGCCGACACTATCGGCGTTAGCGAGCGTACGTTCTCGACGTGGTTAAGTGAAGGTTGTCCCGGTGATACCCGCAAGCGTGAGTATTCGTTGCTGGAAGTGATTCAGTGGGCCAGAGAGAATAAGTGGGGTGACAGCGACGGATCGATCATTGATTCGGACGTGCCGGACGATCTCAAAGAGGAGCTTGTCAGACAGAAGGTTGAAAAGCTGAAGCGGGAAAACCGACTGCTGAATAACAAGATCGACATGCAGGGCGAATCATTAGTCGATGCCGATCAGGTCCGGGAAAACTTGCGACGGTTTTCGCAGGCCATGCGACGATCATTGGAGACGCTGCAAAAGAAGTATGGCAGGGACGCGTTCTTGTTGATGACGCAACCGATCGATTCACTGGACCGTGAACTAGCTGGAGGTGCAGTTGATATCTCCAGTGGCGAATAAGACGGCAACGGAAATTGCAGTTGTTCGAGAGTTCTTGCAAGACTGCAAACCGCCTGAGTTGCGACCGATGGCAACGTGGGCGGAACAGGAAATCATCATGCCATCGGGACCGTATGAGGATTTCCCATTCCTGGCAGATCGGTTGCCCTACAGTCGATTGTTGCTGGAAAACTTAGGCAAATGGCCACGCAGCGTGATTACAGGACCAACGCAATCCGGCAAGTCATTTCACGCGTTTGTGCTGGTGATTATGTACTACCTGTTTGAGCGTGGCGAGTCGGTGATTGCTGGTATTCCCGACATCAATATGGCGGCGGACAAATGGCAGGAAGACATTAAGCCGGTGATTGAACGCAGCTCCTATGCTCATTTGTTGCCAGACACCGGGGCAGGCAGCAAGGGAGCCACCAAGCTGACCAAGATCACGTTTCGGAATGGCAAGTTTCTGAGATTCATGTCCAGTGGAGGAAATGATAAGCAGCGTGCCGGAGCCACGGCACGGATCCTGATTTGCACAGAGACGGACGGCATGGACGTGGTCGCGTCCACATCACAGGAAGGACAGACCAAGATTCAGCAATTGGAAGGCCGTGTCAGGGCGTTTGGCGATGACGCGTTGATGTTCTTCGAATGTACAACATCCACGAAAAAGGCGTTTACTCGTCGCGAATACGAAGCAGGAACCGCGTCACGCATTGTCCATCCCTGCAAATCGTGCGGTGAATACGTGTCACCAGAACGAGAGCATTTAATCGGCTGGGAAGACGCACAAGACGCCATTGAAGCGGGCCGGAATGGTCGGTTTACTTGTCCCAATTGTGGAGTGTTCTACAGCGAACAGGACCGGATCGACATGAATCAGCAGTCCGTGTTGTTGCACGCGGGGCAGGAGATCGACAGGGAAGGCAATATTACGGGCGAGATCCGACAGACAGATACGTTTGGCTTCCGCTGGTCCGGTTTTCAGAATCTGTTGACGTCTACGGAAAAGTTATGCCGGGAGGAATGGACTGCCACCAAAGCGGAGGATCCCGTGACCGCCAACATTGCCCGATTGCAGCAAGTGTGGGCCTTGCCCGCCGAGAATCCGAACATTGAACGTGTTCCGCTCAATGCGGCAATCGTGCGGGGCAGCGAGCCACGCTTTGCGGGCCGGTTGTCGGGCATTCCACGGGGGCAAGTCCCGGATGGCAACGAGGTGTTGACGGCGTTTATCGATTGCGGCAAACGGGAGTTGCAATGGGCCGTCGAGTCCAAACTGCAACGGCGAATTCATGTGGTCGACTACGGCATTTTTGAAACCGACCGACCGGACGAAAAAGCGGATGAAGTGGCTGTTTCGGACGCCGTCAAGGACTTGATCGAGCAATTGAACGCACGTTTCCCAGACATGCAATGCGGACTTGTGGACGCCGGTAACTGGTCCGATGCAGTGCGAGACGCCGTTTCTATGATGGGTGGAATCTGGCATCCATCGCACGGGTTGCCGCAATACCGGCACCCGAAGCTGGCCAAAGAAGGCGACAAGGAGATTCCGGCAGATGGTTCGCAGCTTTGGCACTGGTCGAATGTCGGCGGCGTGTGGGTCGCCAACTTCAACCCCGACGCCATCAAGCATCGCATCCAAAGTGGACTGCTGATCGTGCCGCTGGATGAACAGGGCAACCGGCCAAGTGGGGCCGTGACGTTGTTCGGCAGCGATCCGAACGAACACACGCAATATGCATTGGAACTGACAGCGGAAGAATGGGTCACGGAGTTCATCGCCGGCAAGGGGCAGGTGAGCCGCTGGAATCCGATTCGTAAACGCAACCACTATTTCGATACCGCCGTTGGCAATCACGTTGCCCGGTTGATCGTGAAAAACTGGATGTTACTGGAATCACAGCCGGCGCCACAGGTGGACGCCAGCATGCTTACCGATCCGCGACTAGAAAGGTTTCTCAGCTAATGGCAAAGAAGAAAGCGACCAGCACTGCTCAAGATGCAACACCAGTTACAGAGCAGAAAAAACAGGTCGACAGGCACCGACAATGCCCGATCTGCCATCCGAATCTGGGTGGCGTGGGGCAACCATACCGCACTGCCGGGATGAAGACCTATTATAAATGCGACGCATGCGGACACAACTACCACGTCGAATTTAAGACGACGGAGCTAGTGGTACGTTATCGAGAGATCGAGTCAATTAGCAGATAGGGTAATTCTGGTATTAGTGTCTTGTTAGCAGCAATTTATTGTTGTCGGCATGGCATATACATCCAGCGACGCAGCGACTCGATTAGAAGCGGTCAGGGAGGCGATTAATCGCTGTCTGACTTCGCAGGCTTACAGTACGGAGTCGGGACGCAATCAGCAGATGGCACAACTGCGTGATTTGCGGGCGATGGAAAAGGAGTTGCAGGATGAAGTCGCCAATAGCGGCGGCGGGACACAATTGGGAGTCTATTCCCGATGATCAAGCGTGTCCGAGATTTTGCCCGTGCATCGCTGGAGTCCATCAATCAGTTGATGGGCAATGTGCTGTCTGGCTACAACGCAGCGAACATCAGCCGCCTGAATAACATCTTCCAGAACCTCAACGAGAATGCCGTACCGCATGCGGACCTGTTGAATCTGGAAAGCAACGCCAAGCAACTTTGGCGGAACAGTCCAGCCGCACGTAAGATCGTTTCACAGATCAAGACCAAGACCATCGGTACGGGCATGCGTCCGATACCACAGGCGACGCGACCGGACGGCAAGCCACACGTGGAATTTCGCAGGCGGGCCAAAGAGATCTGGGCCAAGTGGGTGAAGCAATCCGACGCACGCGGTCTGCCGGGGCGGGGCGGGGATCACTTCGCCGATCAGAGCAAAACGGCACTGGCCACGGTGGTTCGCAGTGGCAACGTTCTGTATCAGGTCAAGCGGCTGACACGGGCCGAACAACGCCGACGCGGGTTGATGCTGCCGGTGGTGGTGCAACTCATCGACGCAGATCGACTCGACAACGCCATTCAATTGCACGAAGGCAACGCAGTGCATCGGGGCATCGAAGTGGATGCATCCGGCATGGTCGTGGCTTATCACTTACTGGACAGGCATCCTGCCGACGCGATTCACACGGTCAGTACCACACACTCGACGCGGGTCCCGGCACGCGATATCGGGCACGTGTTCACTTCTGACGACATCGATCAGTATTTCGGGGTAAGCTGGTTCGCTCCGATTCTGACGTCCAGCCGGGACATTGACGATTACACGTACAACGAGCTGAAAGCGGCTGTTCTCTCGTCCTGCATTGTGATGGGTGTCAAGGGCATGGCCGGGGCGACCGGCGTCGGTGTGCGTAAGACCAACGCCGACACGGTCGACAGCAGCGGAAATGCCCTGTCTCGCATGGTGCCGGGGATGATTATTCCATTGGGCCAAAATGGTTCATTGGAAGGGTTCGATCCGAAGCGACCAAATACCAATGCCACGGAGTTCTCGCAACATTTATTGCGACAGTTGGCCGTCGGCGTGCCAGGCATCAAAGGTTCATCGCTAACAGGTGACTTTCGCAACAGCAGTTTTAGTAGCGAGAAGTCCGCAGACAACGAAACATGGCCGGAGATCGAAGCGATTCAGCAATGGTGGAGCTGTTCATTTCAGCAGCACATCTACGAAGAGGTGATTATTGCGGCGATCAACGAAGGGCTGTTTGATGACATCCTGCTTCCCGGTGAATTTGCCGCCAACCGTACCGACCTGCTGAACTGCAACTGGCAGGGACCAGTCGCCAAATCGATCAATCCCAAGGACGATCAGGCCGCGTCACGTATGGCCATGAAAAACCTGACTTCATCGGTGCAGGTGGAGGCGGGCAAGTTTGGCCGGGACTCGCTGGAATTGATGCAGGATCTGGCAGATTACATCGAGCAAGTCAACGCGATGGGCATTGACGACGAATACAAGCGGGCGTTGATTTACAACGCGATGGGCATGGACAACGTGCCAAGTGGAACGGCAAGTGTTGACACCGAAGACGCGGATGCGGACGCAGACGGCGAAGCACTGGCAGAAGTCGACGCCGACGATGACAAATCAGACGAAATCGGCACGAATTCCAGTCCAAATCGACTTTTGGAGCATGTCTAATGCCAGCAAAAACCGGGCAAAAAACCGGCAAAATTGACCTGAATTTTCGTCATGTGGACTCCTTTCGAGCCGCCACAGCCAACGAAGAATCACGCACCGTGGAAGCGACCATTTCCACGGAAACGCCGGTGGAAATGTACGATTTTGACCGTTGGGAAGTGGTGCCGGAAGTGCTGTTGTCGGATGGCATGCGAATCAGTGCATCCAATCAGGTGCCGTTGCTCGATTCGCATTCCCGCCACAGCACATCGATGCAGTTGGGCAGTGTCCGCAACGTGACGCAGGAAGGCGACGTGGTGCGGGCGGAGTTGGCATTCTCCAGCGTCAATCAGGATGAGTTCACCAAAGTCCGCGAAGGCCATGTGACAGATGTGTCTGTCGGCTATCGCGTGCTGCAAAAGAAATACCTGAAGCCAGGCGAAACGAAACGGGTTCGCGGCAAAGAGTTTACGGGACCGATCAACGTTGTCACTGAGTGGCGATTGTTGGAGGTCAGTTTGACACCGATAGGGGCAGATGAGCAAGCGAAGCTGCGTGGCTTCGATCCGTCGGTATTACCCGATTTTCACGGGAGTTTTGAGATGAATGAAGAGTTGAGGAAACTACTCGTTGCAGCGGGTATGCCAGCCGAGCACGACGACGATCAGGCACAACGCTGGCTGGTCGACAATCCCGGAGCACTGGCACCACAGCCAGCGGCAACGGGCGAAGGTCAACAGCGAGCCATCGGCGGTGACGGAGCGTCTGCTGACGGGGCACTGACTGCCGATTCCATTCGGCAAATGATCAGCGATGCCGTCACCAAAGCGGAAGCAGCACGAGCCGCACAACAACAGCAATTCCGTTCGGAAGTGGATGGCCTGCTGGAAGTGGCGGGACTGGACATCGACACCAGCCAACGCCAGCGATTTTATGGCATGGCCGATCTTGCCGCCGTGCGATCGGCGATTGTGGATCAGCGAGCCGCACAACAGCAGCAGGTTGGACACTCAACCACAATTACCTTCGGTCCGGCACAACGTGACAAGCACGAATCCGCCGTCCGCACGGCACTGTTGATGCGTTGCGTGAATAGTTGCGATCCGACGGGCGACTACGGCAGCAACGAACGCCGAAAAGCGACTGTTGACCGCATTTTTCCGGAAGCGGAACGCTCGAAAGACTGGGCGCAATTCCGGCATGCGTCCCTGTTTGACATCGCCCAAGAGTGCCTGCGAATGGATGGCGTGGACGTGCGGGGGCATTCCCGTGACGAAATCGCAATGGCTGCACTGGGATTTGGTGAGCAAGTCGGCATCCGCATGGAAGCAGGCTACCACACCACGGGCAGCTTCCCGAACATCACGCGTGACGCCATTAACAAGTCCATGATGCTGGGATACGGTGAATATCCGGCAACTTGGCGGGGTCCCATGCGTCAAGGTGAGTCGGTGGCGGACTTTAAGAAGATCCACCGCATGCAACTCGGGGCTGTGCCGAATCTGCCGATCTGGAATGACAGCAAAGATCCCGACCAAGCCAGCATGGCCGACGAGGAAGAGACCTACGCCGTGGAATGCCGTTCGTTGGCGTTGACCTTCAACTATAAGTTGCTGGTCAATGACGATATGAGCGTCATTTCTCGCAGTCCCTTCAAGCTCGGTGATGCCGCAGCTCGAACCGTCAATGCGTCGGCATGGGCACAGATCACCGGCAATCCGACCATGCGGGACTCGGTGGCGTTGTTTGCAACCGCCACAGGAGCACGCAAGCGGACCAACCTGACCACAGGAGCCGGGGCACCGTCAGCGACAACGATTCAAACGCTGACTAATCTGATGATGCAAATGCGGGGCAGCAACACGCCGGAAGGCAACGAAGGACCAGATATTCTGGGACTGATGCCACGTTACATCGTCGTTCCTTCGGCGTTGCGAACCACTGCCTTGCAGGTGGTGCGATCGATTGCCGATCCGAACGGCACGCATGCCGGGGTGGTCAATGTCAACAACGATCTGATTCCCGTGGTGGAACCGTTGCTGGACGCCAACAGTGCAACTGCCTGGTATCTGTTTGCGGAACCGACCCGCGTGGAAACCGTGGAAGTGACATTCCTGCAAGGTCAGGAAACGCCACGGACTCGCATGATTACCGATCAGAAGAAACTTTCGCAGGAATACATCATCCTACAAACGTTTGCCGCCAAGGCTCTCGACCATCGCGGTGTGCAGAAACACGCCGGAGCGTAAGGACCACTTTCACACTTTTGAATCCTGAAAAGGAGTTGAGATGACTGTTTTACGAGGTGTGCAGGAGTGGTGTGACCGCTTCGATCGAGCACAAGCATTGAGCACGACACCGGGACACAATGGTTGGACCGTTAAAGACAGCAGTTCTTCCGGAACGCCGACCTACCTGACGACCAAAGACGGGTTGAAGCTCACACTGGCCAGCACCAGTGAAGCGGAGATTGTCACGGCGTACCAGAATGACGTGCTGGTGTTCCCGATCGACAAGATCCAGTCTGTCACCATCAAGGCACTTGTTGGCGGCATCGATGCCGTCACGACGCTGGTGATGGGCCTGGCGACGGCACAAAACGACACTGACGACAGTGTGACGAACCATGCCTGGTTCCGCATGGAAGGTTCCGCGTCCACATCAGCGTTGGTCGTCGAGACGGACGACGGCACCAATGACAATAACGACGTGGCAACCGGCACCAGCCTTGCCGCCACGCTGAAAACGCTGGTGATCGACTTCGAAGCTGGACTGTCTGACGTCAAGTTTTACGTGGACGGTGAGCGGGTTGCATCCAGTACCACCTTTGACATGAGCAACGTCACGGCAGCACAAGGTGTGCAGCCATACGTGCAGTTGCAGAAGGCATCTGGTACGGGCGTGGCCTCGGTGACGATCCGCGAATTTGAAGTGATTTACAACACTGCTGATGGTGTGTGATGACGCTGCAATCACTGCTGGAATCCGATTTGGCGACGGTGTTTTTCAACACGAATGACTTCGCGGTGAGTGCCGTGGCCAGTCGGAATTCTGCCACAGTCACCATGACGGTGATTATGGATCAGCAGGAAGTGCGTACGAGAGACAGCAGGGATGTTTTAATCTCTCGTAACGTCACCGTGTTGCACGTGATTGCGTCCACCTACAACTTCGGCAGCGGAGTGACCACGCCACTGCCAATTGATGAGTTCGTGATTGGTTCCCGACGTTTTGAAGCCCGCACGCCGGACGGCAAAGGGCAGTGTTGGGAATACAGTGACGGGACCAGTCAGGTATTGAAAGTGTTTGTGGAAGAGGTGTCCTGATGGCATCACCAGTAGTCGAACTCGGTGATGCGATTGTGACGGACATCAACGCCACAGCACGCAACTGGTCAATGTACTTTCGAGCCGAACGAGTCTGGAAACCGCTTTGGATCGGCAAAGAACAGTTGAGCGATTTGCAATGCCTAATCGCCCCGTGGCCGATTGCCGAGATTGAGCAACGGGACCGGACCTCATCGCAAGAAACGTATTCCATCGACTTTGGGTTTGCCAAGCGACTGGACGCCAAGACTCGCAGTGAAATGGACGACCTGCAACTGCTGATCGACACCGTCTTGCAACGGTATCTGAAGCAGGTGTTTGTGGTTGCCAATGTGGGGCAGTTCATTCCGTTGCAGCGTGTTGACGAGTACGTGATGTGGGACCCGATGCAGGCGAGCGTGAGTCGTGACGACACGCACACCTATTACAGCGGGGACTTCCTGAGTTTGTTTCGCATTCCTTACCGATTTTTGAGGACGTAAGCGATGGCAGGAGTGCAATTTCGCCTACCACCGAACGCCATTTTTTTCAATACCAAGGAACTGGAAGACGCGACATCCAAAGCAGAACGGCAGGTACTCAGTAAGTTCGGAGCTTACACACGGCGTGACGCGAAAAGGTCGATGCGACGTCGCAAGAAAGGACCAAGCGAACCAGGTAAGCCGCCACGGGTGGTGACGGGGTTGCTCAAGAACTTTCTGTTTTTCAGTTACGACAAGTTTGAACAGTCCGTGGTGGTGGGACCGGCACGACTGACAGGATTTAAGAAAGCTGGTGAAGCGTTGCCGGCACTGGAATATGGGTCAACTGCGGTTGAATCCCGACCGTTTATGAC